CAGAAGTCGAACTCACTCAACAAGTAGCTTGTTTAACTAAGTTTGATTACTCAACTGATCAATACGAAGTTCAGCGTCCGTAGGCCCCTTTGGGTAGATCGTTAGGGTAATTAGCGTTAGGGTATAAAATAAATTAAATTTTTACCGGAGATATATTTGTGAGGTAGGAGAATGTGCCAATGTTGAAAAAGTGGGGTTTTAGTATTACCCCCACTTTGGAACATGGCACCATGTTACATTATGAGTCAGAGCACAGCCACTCAGATAGGAGATTAAAAACGCGCAGCCATTCCGCCGATTTAATTTCCGACATTAATATATAAGGAGCGCGAAATTGCGGACTTTACAAATGGCCGCAGTTGACGTTGATAATAATGTGTTTATTGAACCTCCTTTTGTTCCTACTGAAGTTAGCCGCTCAAGAGCTAATCCAATATTCAATTGGCAATTTACTATTAATAACTATACCAACGATGATTTGGAAGAAGTGGATAGAATTCAAACATCGTGTAATTATCTCGTTTATGGAAAGGAAGTTGGAGAAGGAGGTACTCCCCACTTACAAGGAATGTTACAATTGAAAAAGAAAAAAAGATTTACTCAAATGAAGAAATTACTTAAAAGGGCACATTGGGAACAGGCAAGAAATCCTGCAATGTTAGCAAGATATTGTAAAAAGGACGGAGATTTCGTAGAATACGGAAGATTAGTTAGTCAAGGGTATCCTCATTGGTTTGAATAAATTTATTAGAAAAAGAAATGATTTGGCTGAGTTTAAAGAGTCTGTCCAAAATGGAATAGTTGGTCTCGAATTAATGGAGAAACACTCGGAAATATATGCAAAATATCCGAGATTTGTTCATGATTATGTTCGGGCAATTAAAGAATCAAAAGTTGATGTCGGAGAATTAAATCCCCGAGTCGGATGGCAGACGCGTTTGAAAGAAGAGTTAACAAATGAACCGGATCAACGCAAAGTTATTTGGTATTACGACGTTAGTGGTAATAATGGCAAGTCTTATTTTGCTACAAGATACAAAGAAAAATCTACCTACTTGGTTACTGGCGGAAGAAATTCGGACATCTACTATGCCTACGGATATGAAGAAGTCGTATTCTTTGATTTACCACGGTGTAAACAGGAGTACGTCCCCTATGACGTCATGGAATCATTCAAAAACGGATATTATTTGTCCACAAAATACGAAGTCAAGTGCTGTAAATTTAAGCCACCACACGTAGTTGTTTTTGCAAATTTTTATCCGGATACTACTAAGTTGTCATTAGATAGATGGGATATACGCGAAATATAATCTTTAAAAAAAATAAATTAAATGAAATCATCATCTCCTAAAACAAGAAGCGGACGTTCCTATGGCGCGTTCGTTAAAGGAAAATCCCCCGCCCGTGGAAGGTCAATGACCCGCAAAGGTCGGGCAAAGAGTGTTGGAGCTAAGCCTAGTAAAGGTACGTTAAGCAGAACCCGCGTCGTAAGGAAGGACTCCAAGCAGCAAGAGCCCGGGATCGGCAGGAAAATTTATCGCGGTGCCGTAAATTTAGGTGCTGCTGGAGCATCTCTTGCTGCTGGTCCTGGCGCTGGTGTTGCTGTGGAAGCTGGAGGTGCGGCCGGAGAATATATATACGATTATTTTGCTAACAGTAAAGGGAATCGAAAAGTTAGTAATATGCCTAGCGGTACTTTATCTGGAAAGATACGTGGATCAGCTTATACCGTTAGCCGCAAAGGAGGTCTTACCAAGTATGGAATGGCCCAGAAAGGCATTACTTATCGAGAGGAATTTCGATTGCAAGATGCTACTGGAGCAAATGAAGCGAGATTGATTGGGCATACTTCATTGCCTATTAAAGCTACGTATTATAATATATTTAGGGCATTGTTGAAAACTTTGTTTAACAGAGCCGGTATAAATATCGATGCGTTAAGTGCGCCCACCGGTTTAAGCGCTACTAATCAAATACAAATTTTGGTTTCGTATTATAGTGATTGGACTACAACTAACGTTACGACTCAAACATTTACCCCAGCCAATGCATCATCTACTTGGGTTGCTATAATGGATGAATTTGCGGATTTTATGAAAGGTCAATTCGTGGAGGATCCACGTAGTATTCGTTGGTTGAATTTGGAATTAAGACCACCTTCAACTTATAATGTTTTGAGCCCTCAAAGAGTGCGTTTGTCTTTAGCACAAACTAAATTTGTTATTCATTCTAAGTCAGCCTTGAAATTCCAGAATCAATCAGGAACATGGGTTACTGCAACTGCTGATGTTGAAGAAGACGATGTGACTAATGTACCAGTACAATGTAATATGTATTATATTGTTGGTAACCAATTTATAAACCAGAATCGAAAGGTATCGGCTACCGTAGGTCTTGGAGATTTAGGTTTCAGTAACACCTATCAAAAGAATGACGTCGGAGCGGAAGCGCAACCTGCTTATGAAGTTTTAAATTGTGTAGGTCGTACTAAAGTTACTATGGATCCAGGTCATATAAAAACCTCGATTATTTCATATAGTAAAACTTTATACTTTGGAGAAATATTGAGAATGTTAATGCGAAAGGATTTAAGTATTTTAACTGGTGGTTGGTTGTTTAATGATACGCAGTATATAAAAAGTGCCGGTCATTCTCGCGCTATTCATATTGATAGGGTTATTGGTTCAGCCACTGCTGATACTGGAGTAATGGTTCGTTTGGCGACAGAAGTCGAACTCACTCAACAAGTAGCTTGTTTAACTAAGTTTGATTACTCAACTGATCAATACGAAGTTCAGCGTCCGTAGGCCCCTTTGGGTAGATCGTTAGGGTAATTAGCGTTAG